ACTTCGGTGAGATTCTGACAATCCATCACGAGCTGTTTGACCTCAACGGCATGTCCGATTGTGGCTTCGCTCTCGATCCAGAGTATCTCCAGAAGAAGACACACATCAGCTGGACACGCAACATCCTCGACTTGAAGACAGCAGGTGTACGCAACACCGAGGCAGCAGTCCTTCAGGAGGTATCATGCTTGTATCTGCGCTACGCTAAGGCTCACGCACGCTTGCGCCTTGCACAGGCTCCGGCAGAGGCAGCAGCTGAGGCATAGTGTAAAAACTGAGAATTAATAAGAAGTATAACCAAGGGTGGGTGGCAAGTAACCACCTGCCCTTTTATTTTTAAATATCATGTCTACAAAAACATACAAATCAGGAACGTGCCTCCACATCAACGTATATAACGCAGCAAAGAAGGCAAACATCCACGTATCATTCGACCCAATCTCAGGCGGCGGCAGCAGCTATACCACCGATAAAGAGGATATTCAGAAGGCACTCGAGGCACACAGAGGCTTCGGCAAGCTCTTCGCATTGATTAATACAGAGGAGCCGACAGCGGCAAAGACAGAGGGCACAGACGAGACAGCAGCACCCGAGGCTGAGGCAGAGACTCCGACAGTGGAGATCAAGACAGAGATTGAGGTATCTGACTTCGCAGAGGCGAGAGACCTCCTTGCAGACAAGTTCGGCATCAGCCGCACAGCACTCCGCAGCAAGGCAGCGGTAGCTAAGGCAGCCGAGCAATACAACATTGAGTTTATCTATAAATCCGAGTAAGAATGGAGGCAGACAACAAACTCCTTGTAATGCTCATCATCCTTTTCGGCATCTATGTAGAGGTATTGCTGATGATATTCGCAGACCTTTGGAGCGGTGTCAGGAAGGCTAAGCGACGTGGAGAGCTACGTACCTCAACAGGTTACAAGCGCACCATCGACAAGATTGCACGATACTTCAACGCGCTAATAGCGCTGACAATCATTGACGCGATGCAAGCGTCGGCGATATGGTACCTTGATACCTACTATGGTTACGCCATCCCGGTCATACCTATTGTGTCCGTAATCGGAGCGATAGGCATCTCACTCGTTGAGATAAAGAGCATATTCGAGAATGGCAGCGACGACGAGAAGCACCAAGCCGAAGAGGCGGCGAAGCTCGGCATCGAGATTGCCAAGAACATAAAGAACCCGGAGGAGATTGGCAATGCCGTTCTGAAATACCTTAAACTTACGGAGGAAGAAAACCATGAAAGCAAGTGATAAGCTATTATCAGTGATCAGGACATTCGAGGGCTTGAACCTCTCGGCATACAAGTGTCCGGCAGGAGTATGGACGATTGGCTATGGCCATACCAAGGGCGTGAAGCCCGGGCAGATGGTGACGATAGCACGTGCAGAAGAGCTCTTGGAGGAGGACTTGAAGGTCAACGAGAAATACGTTGACTCCCTCGGGCTGAAACTAACACAAGGACAATTCGACGCACTTGTGGACTTCTCATTCAACCTCGGCAGCGGCAAGCTGGCGGCTTCTACCCTACTGAAGAAGATACGCAAGGGCGCAGATGCCGAGTCGATTCAGAGCGAATTTAAGAAATGGGTGTACTCGGGCAGCAAGGTAATGCCAGGCCTCGTACGCCGCAGAGAGTGGGAAGCATACAGATGGACCGCAGAAGACTAATTATTCTCTTGTTCATAGTAATACTGTTCGTATCGTGCCGGAGCGTGAAGTACGTTCCGGTCGAGCGAACGGTTACAAGGACAGAGACCACGGTAGATACGATTGTGGAGTACAAGATTGTGCAGAGCCGCGACAGCGTGGCGACACAAGACACAGCCTCGTATCTTGCCAACGATTACTGCTACTCATGGGCAGTGATAAGAGACGGAGTGCTGCATCACTCCCTCGTGACGTTCCCGAAGGTGATACTCATCGACGTGCCTAAGACGGTGATAGAGACGACAGTCAGTGAGCCTAAGATAGTCACCGTGGAGCGAGAGAAGACATTCTGGGAGAAAGCAGAGCTGACAATGCTGAGACTATGGTTCGTGCTCTCCCTTATAGCGATGGGCGGCTACGCTGCTTATCGACTGATAAAACGATACAAGAATAAGGAGTAACAATGTTAGAGAAAGTAAAGGCAGGACGAATATTGCGTGACGTGCGTGTTGCAATCGACATGAATTGCAAATCATCACCACTCACCGAGCTGGGAGACACAGACGCTCTCGGCGTGGACGACATTATAGCATCGAAGATTGTGGACGGCATAACAGCCGTGGAGCGCAAGGCGCCACTATGGATGCTCGATGCTACAAAGAGCGTGGACGACGCAACGATAACATGGAACAGCATAAGACCATGGGGCTCTATATCCCTTCCGGAAGACTTCCTCCGACTTGTGAAGTTCAGAATGAGCGACTGGGATGCGGAGGTGACAGACCCCATCGACAGAAACTCACCTCTATATATACAGCAGAAATCGAAGTATGTGTGCGGCAATCCAGAGAGACCGGTGTGCGCCATCGTGCGCGACTCGACAGGCCATCGACTGGAGTTCTACAGCTGCAACGACAATACGGCGACAGTCAGCGAGGCACTTTACAGACCTATACCGACTATTGACACAGAGGGAGGAGTGTATATCTCTACCCTTTGTTACAGGGCTGTAATCTACTACATAGCTGGGCTGGCACTCTCCACCGTGAGCGATACGGAGAACGCCAAGACAATGTTTGAACTTTCTGATACAATACTACTAAGCAAGTAACCAGATGAGCGACGAGAACGAAGAACTTGAATACCCTTCTGCAACATTCGAGGAGCCGGAGGAGGAGTACGACACATCCAGGCTAACGGATGATGGCGACGATGGCTCTGTGTCGTATGATGAGGTGGAGGATGATACAATCGACACCACGGGCAGCGACGACAGCGTACAGCAATTCCGCTCCAAGATAGACGACATCTACGAGTATATGGAGAAGTGGGACGACTATCTCGACCTGAAGGGCGATGTAGTTGCCAACTACGTGGAGGGCGACCAAGAGATTGAGCGCAGTCAGACAGTGGGCGGTAATCAAGTGGTGCGTGGCTCACAGCTCGTAGAACATGACCTCTTTGTCAAGGGTCATGTAATAGCAGGTGACATCTACGGAATAGACAAGCAGATAGATGAACAGATAGACGACAAGCTGGAGAACACCGTGGTGCCCAAGGCCAAGCACGCCGAGGAGGCAGACACGGCAGCAACAGCAGGCTATGCAGACGTGGCAGGCTATGCCACCTATGCAACAGGCATCGCCGACGGCAGCGACTATACAGATACTCTTATGGCTGCCATGAAGAGACTCTTTCTCAGCCGACTCGACGATGATACTGCCAACGGCCTTATCACCTTTATCGAAGGTCTTATCGCCAAGAAGGTAATCAAGGCTGAGGAGGGATTGCAGATTGGAGCCAACTACGTGGACGGCATGACGGGCGTGGGCGGATTCATAGACAAGTATGGCAACGCCGTGCTGGAGTCGGCAACCATCCGCAGAGAGCTGATTGTGCCCTACCTTGTGTATAACAGAACGGAGATTACCGTGGGTAACGACTGGGCAGCACCGGGCGGCGGCGTGATCGAGAGCGTGGAGCCCGATTTGGACGAGAATGGCAACACCCTGACTACAGGAGTGGCTACTCTGAAACTGGAGGATGGAGAGCCCGGAGCGATAGCCGTGGACGACATCTGCCAAGGTATTTGGCATAACATAAGCGGCGGTAACTCCACCGTCGACTCGGACGACTCGCGAGGCAACTTCACCTTCGCTGGCTTCTCTACTGTCTACTTCCGTGTGACAGAGATTCTCGACGAGACCAACAACAGCAAGTTCCGCTATGCGCTGCGTCCGGTGAGTGAGCGATGGAAGAGCCAACACCATCCGGCGGAGAGCATGACATTCGTCTGCTATGCCAACCCAAGCGACAAGACCCGACAGACAAGCCGCTACTCAACCAGGACCTATATGCGCTTCCTCTCGGGCTGTACGACATGGGAGTTCTCACAGAACAACATCATGGCACAGTTCGGCGACCTTACGAACCTGAAGGTGTACGGGCTCGACATGACGGGTTACTCAGCCTTCCTTAACAATCTGTACGTGAGCGGCACGATTCAGCAGGTGAACGTAGAGCCGCTGCGGCTGGTGCTGGAGACGGACGGAGATAACTTCCTGACCTACGGAGAGACGCTGCACGTGACATGCAAGGCGTACAGAGGATGGATGGAGGTGACGGACAAAGTCACCACATGGAAGGTGGAAAGGGACACTGCCGACGCGGCGGCGGACAGCTCATGGGCGCTGCGCGACAAGGTGAAGAACTTCAAGGGGGAGATTGACCTGACGCTCGACATCGACCCGACAGTGAACGACCTCGGAGAGAATGAGAACACGCTGAGCACTATGTTCACCTTCACCGCAACGGTGGAGACGGACGAGAACGGCAATACGGAGGAGATTGAAACGACAATGATAATATAGAAGATATATGATAACAAGTAAGACGAAACGAATAAGGCGAGACTACGCGCCGCTGACGGTGGCGTGCATAGTGCGCTGTCTGACTCCGGCATCGCCCATCGGGCAGGTGTACAACGACACGCTGGCGCAATATGAGCCTAACAGAAGTCTCTCGCCTACTACCATCTTTCCGGACGTGAGAGCCGGGGCGAAGGATGGCAGCTGGAAGCAGGAGCAGGTGAACGACTTGCTGACATCAATGGTGTGGCGAGTGGACGGTGTGGACATCACGACGCTCTCGGAGTGGAGCGGTCTGTATGAGATTACCACGGAGGGCGAGAACAAGGGAGCCATCACCATCAAGCGCAACGTGGAGACAACGAAGCGCTACGCCCTGACATTCAGCGCTCAGTTCGCCGACACCCGACTGGGCATCAACATGTCGGTAAGGAGTGAGCCAATAATACTAAGTACCACCGTAAAGGGCGGCGATGAGTATCAGCTGGAGATAGACGGAGAGAACGATATGAAGTATGACGTGACGCGCGACATGCTGGAGCTGAGGGAGTATCAGATAGCTCACGGCATCACTCCCGACTACACGGAGGCGGAGGCGATTGCTACACGTGAGAGCTACGTCAGAGAGTTCGCCATCACCGCTAAGCGAGGCACGACAGCCATCACGAGCGGCTATACTCTGAAACTCTTTCAGATAGCGGCGGACGGTACGGAGACGCAGCGCACGGCAGCGGACGGCACGGAGATTACATCCTTCTCGGCTACGGCGATAAAGTTCGACCTGCGCATGGTGAAGAAGGCGGACTATGTGCTGAGGATGTATGTAGACGACCGCATGGTGGCGAAGCTGCAAATGTCCGTCGACAGACTCTACCCATCGGTCTACTGCTCTCCATCGAACGGCACATCAATCCTCGAGGGTGACACGGTGCGCTATGACAAGGCGATGGTGAATGTTGAGGGACGGGTGCTGAAGAACCCGGCATACTGTGTAGCTATTCAGTGGAAGGTGAAGTCCTACTCCATCGATGAGGTGGCGTTCAACGAGGGAGAGACGACATGCTTCGAGCTCAGCAAGACGGGCATAGGAGACACGGAGGAGACCAACTGGCTCGATGTGTACGTGGAGTACGGACTGAAGGAGGAGTACAGCGTGGCGACTGACGAGAGCGGCAATACCCTCGTGGATGAGAATGGAAATGTTTTAATAATGAGATAGAAAAATGAGGTACGTAACAGCAGACAGAGACAAGGCTTACAAGGCTCACATCTCGCTTATAGGGCATCTCTCAAAGGGTGACGAGGTGCTGCTGAACGAGAAGGAGGTAACGGTATGCAGCGTGCTCGAGGGTACGCTGGAGGAGCGTGCGGCACAGCTCGGCGGCGAGGTGCTGGAGTATATTGATGCAATGTCTTTGATAAATGAAGGAGGGTGGCAATAATGGCACAGTTATCAGCGCAGAATAGTTTGACTATTCACAGACTCCGCAACGGAGATAGTTTGTATATGTCGTTCAACGTGGACGGTATGCTCTACCAGGGCGTGGACACAACGAGCGGTAAGATTACACCGGACTGGACGGTGGCGGAGAATCAGCCGACCATCACGCCGGTAGTTACGTCAATGCGAGGCAACGGAGTGACCTTGTCGATGTTCTCGTGGAAGTATGTGGGCGTGAGCCTCTCCTTCACGGGAGACTCTTCGGGTAATTGGCGCAAGGACACAACGGGCAAGTTTCAGATGGACCTGACAACGGGAGCGTTGAAAATCATCGGCAACCTTGCGAGTACGACCAATATAGCCAATGATACATTAGAGTTCTCATGCGTGGCTACGGTGGCTGGTGTAGAGTACAACGTGAGCAAGAGTATTGATGTGGTGATCCAGAACATCGGCGCTACATCTTACATGGGTATCATCACGGCGACAACCACTCAGCTTAGCGAGGAGAACTCGACATCGACCTTGAAGGCGGTGCTGCTGCTCGGTGGCGAGGCGGTGACAACGTACTATGTTCAGTGGTATAAGGACTCGGAGAAGTGGGGAGAGAGGACAGCGACAAAGACTAAGGCGGTTACTCGTGATGATGTGGATGGCAGCCAGCTCTTCATCGCTGAGTTCTACCTTAACGCAAGCGACACTGACCCGGTATATAGAGCAGGTATCAATATCATTGATACGCTTGATGACTACATCGTTAGCCTCGCTATCACTTCTACGAATAAGGAGGTTGATACGGACAAGCCTGTAACGGTGAAGGCGACAGTTGTCAACGCACGCAGCAATACAGCCGTGACTCTGAGCAATCCGGTGTGGAAGTTGGACGTGATGTACAAGAAGGATTGGACGAGCTTGAAGTCGAGCACCACGAACACCATCGAGGTGACGACCTCGGAGACCGATTACGGCGGCGAGGAGAACGATGTGGAGGTACTTGCTGAGGTGACTTGGGGATAATAATAACTTTTAAATAGGAAGAAAAAAATGGGTGCAAATTTAGCAACGAAAGCTCTGACGAGTACAATCGTGAAGGGCGATACAATAGTAATTGAGCAGGGAGGAAGCATCAAGCGAATAACGTTTGACAACCTGCTTGGCTCCATCAACTCAGGCGATGAACAGCTACTCCGACAGGTGGCTTGGGGCGTGCCATTAGAGAAGTCGAGCAATCCGGCATGGGGTGTTGTGGGTAACACGGCATTGCGTGATGAGTGGAACGCTCGTAAGGGCAGATATCTTGTAACCAACGCAGGACTCGCAGCGAAGCTCAGCGCAACAAACTCACGTGTGTACGCTGATGGAACGACGCTTGATGTTACGAAAGGTCATATCATGCGCTATGCTCCTCGGCTCTATTATTTGGTAAAGAAGGACTCCTACACGGGCTATAACATGCTGTGGATGTCGCTTGTTCCAATCGGCGGCAATTACTTAGAGGAGAGATGGGATGGAGCGTTCTTGGCATATAACAATGGCGGAGCATTGACTTCAAGACCGGATGTTGTGCCAACACGTACACAGACCATCAACACATTTTGGAATCAAGCGCAGGTAAACGGCAAGGATTTTGGAATTTCGGACTATGACTTTTGGCGATACGTTATGATGGAGACACTCTCCGACTATGGTAACCCGAACATCCAAACTTGCCTTGGCTATGGACCGGGCGGAAGCGCAGGTAACTCCCTATGGTCAAGCGGATGGACTATGGGTGATACCATGTCGCTGGGTGATGAGAGCGGATATGTAACCATCAGCGGTGACAGTAATCATACCTCTCTACATGGCTTGGAGGACTTATACAACGGAGTATGGCAGTTCTTGCAAGGCATTTACTGCGGAAGTGCAAATAATTCCGCACAATCGGGCACGGAAGTTTTCATATTAGAGGGAAATAGATTACCTTCGTCTACGGAATTGACATCGACACCAAGTGGGCAATACAGGCAGTTTACAAGACTGACCAACTGTTCTGCTTCACCAATACAGGCGATGGTTCTCGGAGAGCACTTTGACCTATTCCCAAAGACAATCGGTGGCAACACATCTATTAATTGGTGTGATGGCTCATGGTCGTCTACTACAGAACAGGTCGTGCTTTTTGGTGGTCTCTCGCATTACGGTGCGTCCTCGGGTGTCGGCTCCTCGACGTCGAATAACACGTGGTCGTTCTCGGCCGCTGGTTACGGGGCTCGCCTTGCATATTACGGTAACGTTACCGTTGTCGATGGTAAGCAGATAGTTTAAACTAACTCCACGGGCGGTGACATGCCGCTCGTGGAAATTACATAACAAAATCCTCTTTAGAAATACGGAGGTAGGTAGAGGGAGGGAGTCGTGCTTTTTGGTGGTAACTCGAATAACGGTGCGTCCTCGGGTGTCGGCTACTCGACGTCGAATAACACGTGGACGAACTCGAACGCTAATTACGGGGCTCGCCTAACAAATGAATTAAAATAAAAATCTTCCCGAGCCTCGACCCCGCCACGTGCGGAGAGTCGGAACACAGAATAGCGGAAAGGTCTGCGCTTGCACGTAGACAAGCGGTGTGAGTAAGTCAGTTGAAAGCTCCGGGCAAGTATTCATTGCAAGAAAAAGATTATGATAGACAGATATTTTGATTTAAAGACGAAGGTCAGCGATATTCCTTGGAGAGAGTTGAGTGAAGAGGAAATCGACCTTGTGCTTATGCGAAGGATAGACAGCTTCCACGCTCGTCCTTCTCCTAAACGTGAGGGCTACGTCATAGAACGTATGGCAGAGATGAATAATCTACGCGCTGCCGACTTGGAGGCGCAGAGCGGCAACAAGCAGAAGAAGAACAAGCACATCCGCCAGCACAACACGATGGTGGAGCAGGATTTGAGGAAGTTGCAAATGATGATACTGACTCTTGACCTTCCAGAGAACAAGTACCGCATCAGAAAGCAGAAAAGCGATGCCGGAAAGGTCAGAGACATTGTTATTCAAGACTATTTTCCTTGGAGAATACTCCCACATGCGATGATGCTCGTGGTTGGAGACAAACTTCTTAAGAGTCTTATCTATGACTCTTGCGCTTGCATCAAAGGTAAGGGCTTACACTTCGGTGTGAGACGCATGAAGCAGTACCTTAGAAGGTTTGGCTTCGACTACTTTTGGCAATGCGACTACAAGAAATACTATCAGTCAATACCTCACGTACTGATAATGAATGAGTTTAGAAGGATGTACAAGGACGAGCAATTCCTGAAGCTACTTGAACTGACACTTTCGTCCTATGATTCAAATATAGATTCTGTCTTAAACGATGAGCGAAGGAAGAGGATTACCCATCGG